ACTTGTGCTGCTTGTTTAATTTCTGAAGTCGCTCATTGAACTTGTGTACTTCAAAGTTTATTGCTTTCTGTTCGTCTGCTTCTGTCATATCCATTCGTTTTGATTTTCGTAAATATCCTGCATTACTCTAATTTAATTCTATCAATAATCCACGCTTTAATAGCGTTTGGTTCCTTGTCTTTCAGATTAGGAAAAGTATCTAATACCTCGTAGTAAGTGGCAAACACATGTGCTGCCATCTTACTCTCATTACACTCCCTTTTAATACAATCTTCTAAAAACCGATTTTTTGTACTACCTCTCACGAATGTAGTAACTCGTATTGCGTAACATTCTTTCTTACTCGTAAGAGCATCGTGAAGTTTCTCGGTTTTGATTCTACTCATTAATGTTACATTACACGGTTTCCCAAATGTAGCACTCTAACTTTGTATAGCGAAAAGTAGATATTATACTTTTTCAACAAATTTGGACGGGTTTAAATATATCAAGAATATTTCCGAAGGTGTGGGCGAAATCCGCATCTATGAACCCATTGGAATTTCTATCCGCAATGGCAAAGAAATTGGAATCTCCGGCTCTCAATTCGCAAATGAAATGGCACATCTTAAAATGGTGTGCAACAAAATTAATATTCGCATTAATAGTGATGGCGGGAGTGTTATTGACGGCTATGCTATCTTTTCTAGTATTATTAATGCAGGCGTAGAAACCGAATCATTTATTGATGGTGTTGCTGCTTCTACTGCCGGATGGTGTGCAATGGCTGCATCTAAATGTTCAATCATGGACTATGCCACATTAATGGTGCATGGTGCTTCTGGTAGCGATGACAAAGAACTCATTTCTTTAGTCAATAGCAGTATAGCGAAAATGATAAGTAACCGGTCCGGAATGACTGAGGACGAGGTTAATGAATTGATGAAAACCGAGACCTGGTATTCTGCTACTAAAGACAAAGAAACCCTTTTAAATAAAAAGTTTGTTGATGAGATTATATCAACAGGCAAGAAGGTAAAACTGAAAAACGCTGATAGGGGCAATCTGTCTGCTATCTACAACTCTATAATTAATCCGAAAAAAAACATGAGCAAAATCAACACGCTTCTGAAGCTCCGCAATGATGCCGAGGAATCAGAACAAGAACAGGCGGTTGCTAGTCTTAACAAAGAGCTGACTGAAGCTAAGAGTGAGGTTGAGCAATTGCAGAACAAGCTGAAGGCTATCGAGGAAGAAGCTGCTAAAAAAGCAGAAGAAGCTAAGGAAGCCTTGAAAGCGAAAGCAACTGCACTCGTTAATCAAGCGCACAAAGAAGGTAAGTTATCTGCTGAAGAAGTAGCTATGACCATCGAGAACGCAAGTAAAGACGATGCAAACTTCGCATTCATCTCTAACATGATCTCTAAGCTGGGTAACGGCAAAGAATCTAAAAAGCCCTTTGACTTTAAAAATGTCGCAGGCAAAGAAGGCGCAAACGACCGCTCAGACTGGTCTTTCACCCGTTGGTCTAAGGAAGACCCTAACGGACTTCAGAAACTCCAAAATGAGAATCCTGAGCAATTCACTGATTTGTATAACAAAGAATTTAAAAAATAAAATGAAAAAACTAATCGCAGCAATGGCCCTGTTTGTCGGCCTTTCTTTAAATGCGCAAACAACAACTAAGTGGCCTTTTGGCGCAGCGTCTAATGTAACTCTTGGAGCAGGAGCAACTAACAATGTAACTTTGGTTAATGGCCTTAATTACGTTGGAACTATTCCTACTTTGACTGCTAACACTACCGTAAGCGTTACCGTAGAATCTAACGTAAAAGCAGGTGCAATCCTTCTTCTTACCGTTAAAACTACTTCTACTGAAACAACTACTTTCACAGGTGCAATTGTTGCTCCGGTTGTAACAGGTGTTTCCGGTAAAACATGGTCACAAGCCTTTGTTTATAACGGAACCAAATTCTATCCGGCAGGTGCTAAAATCCAAGTTGACTAATTAAATAACTAAAAAGAAAAATGAAAACTACAAAGCAAATAGCTAACATCTTTAACGCATTCCTCGTTACATTGATGTTCACCGTATTATTCGGTATCAACAATCCTCTGGAAACTGCAATCAGCGTTACTGCTATTGTTGGCGTACTTCAATTAGCACTTATCAGTTTAGGCTTCCAGTCTAAAGCTCCTAAAGCTGCTTACATGAGCTTATTAACAGAAGTTTGGTCAAGCCAAATCTCTGAGAACTTGTATCAAAACAATGACTTCATGAAGCGTGCAACTGACCACTCTATGTGGGTTCGTTACAAAACCGTTCACGTTCCGCAATCAGGTGCTAAGCCAACAGTTGAGAAGAACCGTTCAGTTCTCCCTGCAACCATCGGAAGCCGCACAGATAGCGAATTAACTTACAACTTGAATCAGTACACCGCTGACCCTATTCTTATCACTAACCTGGAAGAATTACAAATCAGCTACGCTAAGCGTCAATCTGTATTAATGAACATCATGAGTCAACTTCAGTTTGTTGTTAGTACTCAAACTCTCTACACATGGGCTCCTGCTGGTGCTTCACGTATCGTTCGTACTTCTGGTTCAACTTCTACCACAAACCTGCCTCACACAACTGCAACAGGAAGCCGGAAGATGTTAACTTTTGCTGACATTACTGCTGCAAAACAAATCCTTGATAATGATTATGTACCTGCTGAAGGTCGTGTTCTTTTGGTTCCTGCTTATATGTATAATACCGACTTGTTAAACATCGCAGGAGTTATCCAAGCGTATGCTTTCGGTCAAGCGGTTGCTCCAACAGGTGTTGTTGCTCGTGTAGCAGGATTCGACATCATGATTCGTCCTGACGTATTGGTTTATGACAACACAGCTACTCCGGTAATCAAAGGAATCGAAGGTGATGGCTCTTTAACAAGTGCTGCTGCAACTGATAACGGTGCAATCTTAGCTTACCATCCAAACTTCGTAGCTCACGCTCTTGGTTCAATTACTCCATACTACAACGCTGGCTCTAATGGTTCTGGTCTTCCTGAGTACTATGGTTCTATCTTCTCTGCTGAAGTAATGCACGGTGCAAGCCTGTTGTATTCAAATCAAAAGGGAGTAGTAGCAATCGTACAATCTGCCTAATTAAACGGGGGGTGTAATAGCCCCCCTTTTTAAATCCTCACAGAAATGAAAAAGACAGAACAAGAACTCGCAGCGCAAATGGCTGCACCACATCTTCAGAAGGAAGGTGTTGAAAGGGTATTCATTAATAACCACGGTCTTGTTTGGATTAACAATGACAAGGAGCAGATGGAATCTTACTTTGCATCGAAGGGTGAAAAGTACTACTGCTTTGAGAATGTCACCGTAGCTGAAAAGCCGGCAGAAGTTAAACCAAAGAAGACTAAAAAAGACTAACAAATGGCATTGAACGGAATTACAATCAACAAAGGACAAGGCGGCCTAGGCAGACCCTTAGAGGGTACTGACTATGTCAGCTCTCTTTTGTTTTACAGCGGTGCTACTTTACCGACAGGCTTTGATTCTTCAAATAGAACAAAGATTGTGTATAGTGTAGAGCAAGCTGAATCGCTTGGCATTACTAACACTCATTTAGGTGAGACTGCTGCTGTTGCAAAAATCGTTATCGGCGGCATCCCTGCCGTTGGTGATACACTAGCGGTAACCTATACAGGAATTAACGGTGTTGATACCGTATTAAGCACTTATGCGCTTATTAGCGGCGAGGAAACTACCACTACAACCGCTGCTGCTGCCTATGCTGATCAAATCAACGCAAACACAATTAATACAGGCTTTAGCGCAAGTGCTTCCACAGGAACAATATTAATTACTACAAAGGGTGGTGAGGGTATTTTTCCGAACTCAATAATGGCATCACCTTATGCGGTTACAGTAACAGGTGGAAATACTGCAACTTTAACCCAGCCAACAGGAAGTGGCTCAACCGTTCTCGGTATCGCTTCTGATATCGACATCATGCACTACCATATCTCTGAGTTCTTCCGGATTCAGCCTAAAGGTAAATTGTATGTGTCTATTCAAGCTACTGCTGACGTTGGGACGTTTGCAAAGGTTACTGAGATTCAGAACGCTGCGCAGGGTGAGATTAAGCAAATGGGGGTGTATTACAAATCCACTTCATTCGCAACTTCAGCTTGTAACGCACTTCAGAGTGTATGTACTGCCTTATCCGGAAATAGCAAGCCAATCAGCTCTGTTATCTTAGCCGGTGAGATTAGCGGTACCGCTGATGTAACAACTCTATCATCTAACCTTCACGCTTTATCTTGCCCGAATGTGTCAGTCACAATCGCACAGGACGGGGCTAATGTAGGTTATAAGCTATTTAAAGCTACCGGTAAATCAATCACTAACGTAGGTGAGATGCTTGGTGCAGTTGCCTTATCTAAGGTATCTGAATCAATCGCATGGTTTGGAAAATTCCAGGTAGCGAGTTCAGAGTTAGATACTCTCGCATTTGCAAATGGTCAGACTTACCTTTCCTTATCAGATGCAGCAATCACGAATCTCGATTCTTATGGTTACTGCTTCCTACGCAAGGTAATTGATCTTAACGGTTCATTCCACAATCGTCCTTACACTAGCGTATCACTTACAAACGATTACGCTTTCATCTATTCAAACAGAACGATTGACAAGGCTATCAAGAACCTTCGTCAAACAATCCTCCCAAGCGTTGCAAGCCCTATTAAGGTAAACGCAGACGGAACTTTGAGTGTAGATGTAATTAACTTCTTTAAATCACTCGGTCAACAGGCACTAGATACCATGCTGCGTAATGCGGAGTTAAGTAACTACCAGATTTTAATAGACCCTTCACAGGACGTATTATCAAGCGGTACACTTGAATTAACTGCAGAGCTTCAGCCATTAGGTGTTGCTGACTTCATCACAATCAACGTAGGTTTCACATTAGCATTATCTAACTAACAATGGCACAATCACTCCCGGCACTTATTAACGGAAAGTCCTATGAATGGGCTGATATCTTAATCAACATTCTAGGTTCAACCTTCGCAGGTGTAACCGCCATTGAATACGAAGATTCTCAGGAAATGGAGAACGTAATGGGGGCGGGTAACAGACCAGTTTCACGGGTTTACAAAAACTTCGTGCCGACTGCTAAGGTTACTCTCCTTATGGAAGAACTTGAAGCTATCCAAGCGGTTGCACCGAATGGAGTTATTCAACAAATTCCAGAGTTCGACATCACCGTTGCTTATGTTGATGCTGCGTTAATTACACGCATTCACACTATCAAAAATTGTCGATTCATGAAGAACCTCAGAAAAATTGCACAGGGCGATGGAGCCATTGCTTGTGAACTTGATCTGATTATCTCTCATGTGAATTTCATCTAACTTTTAATCCCCACATAAATGGAAAATGAACAATTAATCGCTGATTTAAAGGCGAAGTTTGGAAAAGTAAAAACAATTATCATCCCAACGGATGAGGATGAGGACTGCGAAAAGTTAGTCTTTCATCTGAAGTCACCGGACAAGCAAACACGGAAAATGATTTCCGGATTAGCTGAGAAATCATCTGAGAAGGCTGTTATGGCTGGTTACAGAGCGTTATGGGTTGGTGGTGATGATGTTTCCGAACTAGAGAGAAATGATTACGCATTAATCTCAGCCGAAGATGCCCTTATCGAAATTCTGAAGGTTCAGAAAGCGACTATAAAAAAAAATTAGAAAAGTATAGGGCTTTATTATTGGCGGATGAGATTGCGAAGAATAACGCTCTCATCCGCTTTTATTTTAAAGTCGACCCCGAAAAACTAAGCGACAATAAGTGGTGTCAGTTAGTCGAGGAACTTGATTTTGTTTTAAAATACACCGGGCAGTTAGTCCCAAAAGATGGACAATAATTTATCATACAGATTAACCCTAAAGGACTTTTTTAGAAAGACCATGTTAGGAGCTTCCGAGGACACAAAGAAGCTAGACGGAAACATGAATAAGTTAGAGGGGTCTATCAATCGTGCCGGTAAGGCTATTGGGGCTTACTTTGCCCTTTCATCAGTTAAGGACTTTATTGCAGGAGTTGTTCAGTCCTCTGCAAGCATGCAGTCATTCAACAATGCTATTATCGCAAGTTCAAGGTCTGAAGGAGAGGGAAGGATGAATCTTATCTTTCTTAATTCGGAAATCGACAGGCTTGGTTTAAATCTTAACGCTGCTAGGGATGGATATAAGACCTTTAACGGGGCTGTCATGGGAACTAGCATCCAAGGTCTTGCTGCTAATAAAGTATTCACACAAGTGGCAGAGGCAACGACTGTGATGGGCTTATCTGCTGACCAGCAGCAAGGTGCTTTTTTAGCATTAGGACAGATGATTTCAAAAGGAACGGTACAGGCTGAAGAATTAAGAGGTCAATTAGGCGAGCGCATTCCTGGTGCCTTTCAGATTGGTGCAAGGGCCATGGGTATGAGTACTAAAGAACTTGGTGTTGCCATGCAGAAGGGGTTGATTAATGCTGAGGACTTTGTTGTCAAGTTTGGTAATGAATTACAAAAAACATTCGGTGAAAAGTTAGAGGCTGCGACCATGAGTACAACGGCCAATATTAATAGAATGGGCAATGCATGGGAGCGACTGATGGCAAACATCGGTAACTCAAATGCCGGAGTCATCAACTCAACCGTTTCTTTCTTTGGAGAAATGACCGCAGCGTTAAGCAAGTATTTTGAAGATGCTAATGTAATGACTGCCAACTTTGCTGCTAATGGAGCGAAGGATTTTAATATGTGGCAAAAATCACTCCACGAGGTGCTGGGAGTTGCGTCCGGTTACGGGATGGGGCTAGGCAGTATTGTATATCAAGAGCAATTCCAAAAAGAAGCGTATGCGTTAACACAACCTAAAGACCTGCAGGAGGGGTACAGAAATAAAGTAAGCCTTTACAAAATGTCCCTAGAGAAAGACAAATGGCTTAAAGAGGGTGGTATTGATAATGTTACCGCTGATCGATATCAAGCGACTTTTAAAGGCGCATTAGCGTTGGTTAATGCGAGTATAGCTTCGTTCAAAACCGCAACCAAATCCGAAAAGGATAAAACAAATGACCCTATAAAAAACACCTCTATCGGCTCACCTACTGAAGTAAATGGACCACGCCCGCAGAATGTAACTATTAACGTAAACAAGCTCGGAGTGGTGGAGAATATGACAGTAGATAGTATGACTGATGGGGCTAGAATGGTAAAGGAGGAATGGAGTAAGGAACTGCTTGAAGTGTTGAATGATGCCAATTTAATTGCGAGACGATGATCAACGATAATTTATTAAAGCCCATCCCGAAGATGGCAGAAGGTCAGGCAAAACTTATTTTAAAGAGTGCCGGATTAGCATTGCTTAAACCTAAGTTGTTCTCAATCGACCAACGCAAGGCAAGTAAAGAGGCTGAGACTTACGAAAGAATTGACCTAATAGGTTACGATAAGAAGGGTGGAATGTTTGGCCTGCCAATATGGGACACGGTTACATTGATTAGCCCTAATTACACAGATAATAAAGGGAATAACGTACCGAGTCAGAGCTTAACCCTTGACATTGCATTAATAGAGGTTAACAACGATAGGAATATTGTTCGTACTGCCGTTGCCGGACGGAACGGGACAGTAAAGGAATACATGAGTGACGGAGATTACGAGGTGAATATTAAGGGTATGTTAGTAAGCGAATACTCTAATCTTCCACCGGCAGAACTCTTAAAGGCTTGGAGATTCATTACTACCTGTCCGGAAGCGGTAAGCATTGAAAGTAACTTTTTAGATTACATGGAGATTTTTACGGTTGTAATCAATCGGCCAAATATTAAACAGATTGAAGGGACGAGAAACGCAGTATCTTTTGAATTAGACTGCTACTCAGACACTCCATTTGAGATTGATACAAATGCTTAGACCTAGGGCTTACATAACAATTACAAAGGATTCGGGAGATAAGATTGAGTTTGACTTCTGCAATCAATTTGAAACTTACGAGAGTTACGAGGTCTTAACCGATACCGCATCTGTTATTGTACCTAGGAAACTTACTCAGAATGGCCTCCCGCTGTTCACCGGTCCAGACCCAATATTTAAAAGAAAGGATAGGATAAAGATTGAAGCGGGCTATTTCCCCAATAAAGAGTTATTGTTTGATGGTTACATTTCCCATGTCTCTGCTAACATTCCGGTAAGACTTGAATGCGAAGATTCAATGTTTATTTTCAAGCAATTCAAAGTTACATACCCCAAAAAAACAACACTCAGAACTACAAGTAAAAGCGGAAAGCCATTAAAATCACCTAAAGTAATTAGTGAGAATATTACACTAAAACAATTAGTCGACTACATCTTTAACGAGGGTGAATATAACGACCTATTAGACGGGATTAGTTATGAAATTGTCAATGATATTAAGTTAGGGCAATTCAGAGTAAACAATGCAAGCCCTGCACAGGTATTCGACAAGTTGAGGGACTTATACGGCCTATTTACGTATATGATCGGGCAGAAATTATACATCGGATTTGCGAGTAACGCACTTACAACAAAGGAACGTGAGTTTAAGATGGAGGAAGTCTGTATCAACTCGAATAGCCTAGATTATCAGCAGCAGGAAGATGTTACTATCAAAGTAAAGTGCATTAGCATTCTGCCAGACAATACTAAAGTCGAAGCAGAGGCGGGAGACCCTGAAGGTGAGCAAAGAACCTACCACTATTACAATATTACTTCCAAGGAGGAATTAAAACAGATAGCGGAAAAAAGAGTAAAGGAAAACAAATACACCGGCTTCAGAGGACACTTTGAAACATTCGGAGAACCCACACTTAGACACGGGGACAGATTAAAAATGACTTCCGTTAAGTTACCGGAAAGAAACGGAACGTACTTAGTTAAGTCGGTAAAGAGAAGGTTATCAGTTGAAGGTGGTTACCGCCAATTATTTGAATTAGGATTAAAATTAGACTGATGGGACCAGGAGAAAAACAAAAACTTATCGCTGCGTTGACTGATTTTGTTGATAGCAAATCAAAGCAAACAGATAGCCTTGTATGTAAGGTAAAGGAAATTAATTCCACCGACTACACGTGTTATTGCGAGCCGATTGGAGATTATGCCGATGTGCAACAAGTTAAAATAAAACTCGCTGCTGATAAGTTCGGATTCTTTGTGATTCCAAAACTAGAAAGTTTAGTTGTCGTTTCATTTTTAAGCGATAGCTCTGGATATATCTCAATGGTTACCGAGATTGATAACCTAGTTATCTACATTGATTCTAGTAATAAGTTAGACGTTAGTTCATCCGGATTTATATTCAATGACGGCACGTTAGATGGATTGGTGAAAATTAATTCACTAATCACTAAACTAAATAATTTAGAAGATTTAGTTAATCAATTCGTTACAAATTTTAACGCATGGTTTCCGGTTCCAAATGATGGTGGTGCAGCATTAAAGGCAACATTCACCGGAAATCCGGTTACCCCGTTAATTCCGACTATAAAAGTTGATTTAGAAAATACAAAAATTAAACAATAATATGGCGGTGTGGGGCTGCCTTGGGTGGGGCTTAGGCCCTGCCCTTTATTTAAAAGGATGGTACAAGATATATTATTAAACAATAGCGATGACCTTTCAATAGTTAATGGGGATTTCAATGTTGGAGAAAGCAACGAACAACACGCTATTCTTATTGTAAATACCGCACCTGGTTCATGGAAACAATTTCCCGTTGTCGGTGTTGGCATTGGCGCATTCATTGGCTCTAGTGGTCAGACGGCCACGATCAAAAGAAGAATTAATGTCCAGATGGAAAAGGATGGCTATACAAATGTACAGGTATCAATTGTCGAAGACGGTAATTCATTTAACTATTATTTAACGGCAAACAGAAATGAGTAAGAAAAGAGCAAGCAGTAACCAGACATTGGTTGATTTAGCACTTCAACTTTATGGAAATGTGGATAAGGTATTCGACATGATGGATGCTTCCGGAATTGATAATCTTGAAACCGACCCAACGGGAGTTGAGATAGTTTACGAGGTAAATAATTCCTTTGCGCAGAAGTACTTTATCTCACAGGGGTTAGACGTTGCAACTAAGCCATCAGACTACGCTAACACGGATGGACCCGCTCTATTGGCTAATATCGGATTTCTTCTTCAAGAGGATGGTTACCGGTTATTAATGTAACAAAGGCACTAAAAAAAATAACACATAGATAATTTTGTAATAAATGGCACAAGACAAGAAAATAAGCGAATTAGACTCGCTACCATTAGCTCTAACGGGTACCGAAGATATGGCAGTAGTGCAAAATGGGGTTACTTATAGGTTAAATCCGGCTCAAGTATTGGACTATGTAGAAAGCAATAATGTTGATTTTACCGGCAATCTTTCTCAGGATGCCGGAAAGACTATCACGTTTAAGACAGGATCGGGTCAGAGAGGCGGTAATGCAACTCTAGTGGCTGGGAGTGTAATTGTAAATAACGCGACTATCTCTGCATTTAGCGTGGTAATTCTTTGTAGAAAGACTATTGGAGGTGTTCCCGGTAATCTTACTTATACTTTATCAGCAGGGTCTGGATTCACCATTACATCAAGTAACGCTTCAGATACAAGTACGGTTTCATATTTAATTGTAGAAGTAAAATGACAAAGATAGACTTATCGCAAGCTGCAAAGGCTCAGATAACATGTAAGAGAGGTGATACTTTTCAATTAGAATCTATGCGATTCTGGACCGATGCAAATAAGACTATTCCGTTAGACATAACAGGATTTGATTTTGAGATGGACGTAAAGAATAGAGCAGGGGAGTTAATTGTTGCATTCACTAGTGCCGATTTTGTTATTTCAGACACAAATAGATTAGATGTCATTAAAAGTTCATCAGGAATGTTAGTTCCTGCAAGTCCGCTCGGCCAGCCATACCAATACGATTTGGAAATGACTGATTTGAGTGGGGTAGTTAGCACCATCCTGTATGGTGATTTCATAATTGAACAAGACATAACTAATGCCTGATTATATTGATATAGTTGTCCAAGAGACCCCTGTTTATGTTGATGTTATAAAGTCTGGTGGAGTTTATCTCGACATTGTTTATTCAACCGGTGGAGCAGTTGATTCTGTTAACGGTCAAACGGGAACGGTATTAATAAATGCAGTACCGGATGGCGGGACAACGGGTCAGGTACTTGCAAAGGCAAGCGATGACGATAACGATACTGAATGGATTAATCAGCAATCCTCTCACCCTTTTTTATCTTTATTAGGAAATTATAAGGTTGATGCCAATGACACGACACCGCCGGCAGCAAATGGCAGGATTAAGTATTCAAATGCCACTCAAATAAATTCTGCTAATCTGTATGTAAGTGCGATTACAGATGAGGGAATGGACGTTGAGGTATTGATATCTTTATTGAATGTCGGAACAATTTTATTAATTCAAGACGAGAACGATGCTGCAAATTATCAAAAATGGCAGATTAGTTCTACCCCTACATTCCAAAGTATTTCAGATTCTTACACAATTCCGGTTACGTTATTAACATCTGCCGGGACAGGTACATCTAATTTCCCTAATAACCATGAAGTTTTTTTCAGTGCTTTTCTTTCTGCTGCCAATCCTGTATGGGGTGGCATCACAGGAACATTAAGTAGTCAGACGGACTTGCAATCTGCTTTAGATGCTAAACAAAATAGTTTAGGATTCACCGCTGAGAATGAAGCTAACAAGGACACAGATGGTACTTTAGCTGCTAATAGCGATACAAAATATCCTAGTCAAAAGGCAGCTAAAACTTATATTGATACGGGACTTTCCGGTAAAGAAAATACACTTGGATTTACTCCCGAGAATGTATCTAATAAGGATATTGATGGCACTTTAGCGGCCAACTCTGATACTAAATATCCTAGTCAGAAAGCGGCTAAAACATACATTGATACTGGTCTAGCAACTAAACAAAATAGTTTAGGATTCACCGCTGAAAATGAGGCCAACAAAGACACGGACGGAACCCTTGCAGCAAACAGCGACACCAAATATCCTAGTCAGAAAGCGGTTAAGACTTACGCTGATACTAAGAGGGGATTAACTCCTAGGGTAACATCTACAACGACTGCTACCACACTAACTATTAATTGTGATACAACGGATGAGGCGGTATTAACTGCACTAGCTTCGGCCTTAACTATTGCTAATCCAACGGGAACGGCTTTAGATGCTCAGAAATTATTTATCGCAATTAAAGACAATGGGACGATTAGAACAATAACATTAGGTGCTAATATTATTGATGTATTTGGTCAAGTCCCTGCAAGCACAACTGCTAATAAATGGGTTTACATAGGATTAAGATATAACACAAGTGCTGCTCAGTGGCACGTCTTAGCAGCTAATACACAGGCGTAATGAGTACATTAAAAAACGGATTAGTCAGGGCTTATAACTTCAACAATAGTTCAGTTGATTTAAGTGGCAACCATACAAGTGTTCCTACTGCCATAACTTACGGAGTGGGAATAAAAAAAGAGGCTGCGGTATTTAACGGAACCACCTCAAAAGTATTTATCGGAAGACCTTTTAATCCGACTGCTGGTTCAATATCAATATGGGTTAATCCTGCTAATCTATTAATCAATAGAAGATACATCGCTGATGCGGGAGGATATTGTTACATAGAATCTAACGGTTCTATTGTGCAGTTCTCGGTGTTCCCTTGGGGAAATTTATCAATAGGAGCAATTCCGTTAAACTCATGGACTCACATTGTAGGTACTTGGGTTTCCCCTACATTTAAAGTTTACAAAAACGGAGTGCTTACAGCCTCGGCCCCGTTTAACGGCATCAATGCCGGAGTTAATAACTTTGATGTTCATATCGGCTCAGGTAATTTTGTAGGGGGTTTTATGACTGGGCTAATAGACGCTACCTACGTTTATAATCGCGAACTCACTCAGGCTGAAGTTACAACTCTATACGCTCAAAAATTAGAATATCCTTTTGTTCAATCTAACTTTTTTCCATTCTTCTAATGATAACAGAAATCTCAAATAGCTGGATTACTCTTGACGAGCAGCGCAATGAAGTAACAGTACAACGTGCCTTCGCAGGACTTCACACAATGGTAGGTGAACCGATTGAAGGTTTATCTGAAGTGAAACAATGTATTGTTTACTATCACGAACGGGAACTATACCCTAATGGTGAAGTAATTAAGACAGAGTTAAAGAACTACACTCTGCAAGACTTAGACTACACCGAGGAAGAAATTGATTCAATCCTATACTACATGGATGAACTCAAAGTATTAACGGGGTTTGTCAATCAATTAGGTTATAACGGTATTATCAATCCATCGCGTGAGACCATTGAGAACACTAGCATACTTCCTTTAACAGTGGAGAATGGTTATCCACTTCGCAGAGACACACGAGTAAAAGTAGTTAAGGAATGACGGACTTAGTAGCATTTATATTAGTTCTGTTCGCTAAATTGATCGTGAGACTATTCGGTATTGTCTTATTTCCTTGGTCTATTATTATTGCGATTAAAGATAAGAAGCTAAACGCTTACTTCTATGAAGTTGCAAGGGGATGGGACATTCTCGCTAATAAATTGTACGCACCCGCATTCAACAAAAAACTTGGTCCAAACTTCGGAGGGGATGAAACAATTTCTCAAAGAATGGCAAAGAATAAATATTCAGGAATAGCCTATCCTGCGGCTTATAAATGGGAAAAACGAATTGATTATTTTGATAAAAACCACCTTGAAAAAACCCTAAATAAATGAACATTGAAAATATCCCAACTTCTGTAATACTATTCTTCATCGGTCAAACCGCAACGGCTGCATGGGCAATCATAACTATGTTTTTTGATATCAAAACTTTGAAGCAAAAACACGAATCAATAATTAAAGAGAATGAAGAACTGAAACATCAGTTAAAGGATTTGTCTGATACATTATTAATCGTGAAGAATAACACTGAACTATTAGTATTAGGTAAACTAAAGACGGGACAGAAATGAGTAGAGATAAAAAAGATTTGCATAGTGAATTGGTAACGGCCTATGAGTATGCTTGTGAAGAATATTCCAAGTTATACCCCTCAGACCCCAAGCCATTCCTAACGCAGACACACCGCAGTAATGGCGAACAGAACAAATTGTATGCTATCGGACGGACTGAAAAAGGAAAGATTGTAACCAACGCAAAGGGTGGGGAAAGCCCTCACAACTTTCTGCCTAGTATGGCATTCGACATCGCATTCATTACCCTCACTAAGCAATTAAGTTGGGATAAGAAGTACTTTAAAAAGTTCGCAGATATTATTAAAACTAAGTTTCCGCAGGTAGAGTGTGGAATAGACTGGAGATTCGTTGACCCCCCACACTTTGAATTGAAGGCATGGAAAACGTTAAAGAAATAAGAAGTAGCAGGGAATCAGATTACGGCTCACCTGTCGAGAACATGGAAACGCAGATGCAGATTTTCCATGCGTATTTTAAACACAAACCCGCATCTGAATTTACCCGCCAAGACATGGCAATGATTGGAATCATAATTAAGTTAGCCCGCCAATCGTTCAAGAACAAAGAAGATAATCTAATCGACATCGCAGGTTGGGCAGACGTAGCCAATAAAGTATGAAGGAATTTATAAAGAAATTAACCAACTCATTAGACACGACTAGCAACGGGTTCTCAGGACGTAAATTAACGGCTCTGGCATCTATTATTATCGCAGCCTATGTTACTTATCAATTACCTGCTGATGCGAAGCTATACGCTCTCTATTCATGGCAAGCACTAGCCTTATTGTGTTTGGGAATAGTAACAGTTGAGCAGGTTATTAAATTAAAGAATGGGGGAAAAGATGAAGTACCAGCAAAATAAATACTTTCTCTATTCAGTAATTACCGCTCTAATCATTCTGATTTGTTTCCGTGAATGCGGCAGCTATCCGGAAATTCCGGATAACTCAAAGAAAGAATTTGTTAGCCTCAAAAAAGACATCGATTCAGTCAAGCCTATTATAATTGAAAGGGAGAAAGAGGTTATTAAATGGCGAACTAGGTGGAGAGATGTGAGGCACGATTCGTTAATCCCCTGCGAGGAACTACTAGTCTATTGTGATACGTTAGTATTGGCCGATTCATCACTAATCGCAGAGCAAAAGGTATTAATAGGGATTCAGGATTCAGTTATCAGAATGCAGGATATTGTAATCAAGTCAGATAGCGTAACGATTAGAGACCTAAGTAAAGAAATAAAAAAACAGAAGCGATTAAAATGGTTGTTTCTGGGAATAGGATTAGTACCTAACATAATTAGATAGTATGAGCGTTAAAGGAGATATAGTAAAAAAAGAATTAACCCGATTCCCAACCACACCAATACTCACGTTAGCAAAAAAAATATACAAAGACAATCCTAAGGTATTCACAAATGTAGCCGATGTCAGGGGTACTCTTAATTACCATACCGGAAAGAGTGGAGTAAAGAATAGAAAAAAGGTCATAGACAGAAGCCATATCCAAATTGTAACCAATGACACTAACCCATTCAAGTTGCCGGAATCATTCGAGGAGTCATTTGAACCGTACATTATCAGCCAATCTAAGACACTTATAATATCAGACCTACATTTCCCCTACCAAAACAATCAGGCTATCACCGCTGCGATTAAATACGGCTTAAAAGAGAAAGTAACCTGCATCCTTATTAACGGTGATTTATTAGACTTCGCTTCGATTTCACGGCACGAAAAGGATTGGAGACAACGTTCAGTTTATGAAGAATTTGAATCGGTCCGTAATTTCTTAAAGATGTTGCGAGATAAGTTCCCAAAAGCAAAGATAATTTTTAAAGAAGGAAACCACGACGAGCGGTGGGAAAAGTGGTTGTATGTTAAGGCTCCCGAACTATTTGACGACCCCGAATATAAATTAGAAGTCCGGTTAAGATTAGGTGAATTAAAGATTGACATAGTTAAAGACCGCAGACCCGTTAAGATTGGTAAGTTAACCGTATTACATGGACATGAGATGGCCGGCACTTCGGGAGGGGTGAATCCTGCGCGTAGCACCTTCACTAAGACTTTAGAGAGTGTATTGATAGGACATTTCCATAAGTCGAGTTCCCATTCCGAATCCTCAATGTGGGGCGATCTAAAAGTAACTGAAAGTGTCGGTTGTTTATGCGGACTGCACCCGCAGTTCATGCGTGTGAATAAGTGGAATTTCGGCTTTGCAATAGTTGACCTTAATGTCAAGACGGGGGAGTACCTGGTTGGGAATAAGAAAATAATTAACGGAAAGGTCTACTAATGATATTCGAATTCACAATTTGGGACACCCACAAGCAACCAATCCAGACAGAGGATGGTGATTTAGTATGGCACAATGTCGAGGATTCTGATGATGATGCCCCCTGGAAGACCTTTAAGTTTGCTCTGGAATTTAAGCAGGTTAAAGTAGATTACTTTTACGAAACCGTCATATTTCAGCAGGACGTTCCAATCCGTTGCACACGGGTTGTCCTGAGTGATGGTTCATCCGTTCTTGCTAAATGGCAATACGACACCTTTCGGGATAGATACAACGAGTTGAAGGAGTAGGGGATAATAGAGGGTAGATACTAGTTATTAGTAATTATACACGCCATCCTCTATCCGTTTGAAATTTAATCTGCTCAGAATAATTTTTACGGACAATCTCTATTTGTTTTAAGATTGCATTTCCAAATTCTTCAAGCTCATCAATTTCAACATCAAACATTATTGCCTTTTCTTTATCTTTTCCGCAGTTAATCCAGAGTGAAAAAATTGTATCATCAGGCATTTCTTGTTCATCGTTTGTATAACTTAATAAATCGTCTGTAGTTGAAAAAACAAAAACTTCCGCTTCCTGTTGAAAATCTTTTATTGTTGCATCAATTGAACAACTCCTTAAAGGCATTTTTATATTCATAAAATATAATTTTTGTGTTTTTAAATTAGTATTCTTGTTTGTTAATTTGATACGCTTTGATACGCAAATATCCGTACTAATATGTCATAAAAGCTACATTAAGGCAAGTTTTGCTCCTTATTGAACAAGTTATAATACATTAGTTAATACATTAGTCTTGTTTAGGTTCCTCCGAAAATTCCGGAGGAAGTTTCATCCAATATTCTACATCTTCAACATCGCAGAAGTAATCATCTCCTGATTCATCATCCCAACACTCATGCTCATGATTAAAGCATAGCATCATTACTTCCCTTTTATAATATACAATAACACTAGGGTTTGAATATTTTACATTAGGCTCTCTTGGCGGCTTTTTTTCACTTGTTTTAATCCACATATTAGTCTTGTTTGTTTAGTTTAAGTAAAAGGTGAGAATACCGATTTGCTAATTCAGAATAAGCAGCATCCTTCAATCCCATCTGCTCCTTTAAATCGTTTATCTGCTCTCTTTCCATTTCCAACGCTTGTTGAATCTCATTGTGAAGTAATTGAATCTGATAAGAATCATACTCCTTAAACCTTTCAATTAACCATTCTACCGCCGTCTGTTTCATATTATTATTTATCTAATTGTTCATACTTACTAACCGCCCCATTCCTTATCTCAATATTGATATTGTGATAGACGTCTGTAATACCTTGAATGAAGTCTTTTTCATTATCAGTTAACTTACCCTCAAAGTCTTTGATTAAATTGTCTGTGAGCCTTACTAATCCGTTAAAGTCCTGCTTTAGTTTCATCTTCAACTCCCCCGTTAAGTAGGTAGAGTGTTCGGATAGATTCTTCATTATGGCTATGAAGATTAGCCTCTCTGCTTGTAGTTGTGTTTGGTTCATAATTAAAATGGTTTATCGTTTAGAAAATCATTGTTTTGCTCTAACCCCTGTCCGTAACTCTTTCTGATTGCCTGGTCGAGATAGTCGATGCCGCCAAATAAAAACCGTCTGCTCGCTCGTTCTAATCTGAACTCCAGGGTCCCGGTCTTGCCGACAATCTTCTGCCTCCTTATTTTTTTGCTTGAATGGGTGCAGGTTGGGTTCTCAGGGTCTTCACCTCTGTATGGACGGTGGTAAATTATAATATTGTCCATCTTATTATTCCACATCGCTCCCCCAGCTAAATCAAATACGTCTGGCTCCGGATAATTTAACGCATCCTTTGGCTTGTGCATAGCCTTCGGGTGAGCAACTATTATAAAGCACTGGTCATTGATTAGTGCGAACTTTTTAAAGTCACTTAGGACCACATCGAGATACTTGTCATCCCGACCTCCGGTTGACTTGTAATCGTTAACCATTTGATTGAATGGGTCAATCACGCAGAAAGTAACTTTTTCCTTTATGATTAATTCCAAAAACCGCTCCTTAATGTAATCCGGTGTCGGGCTTAAGTCTTTTGGATAAACGAAAAAGAAACTTTTACTAATCCAATCATACACCGCTTCAAAGGTTTTTAAGTCATGCCTAGATAACATATCAGGGGTCTGCGCACCACCTAAGTACATTTCAGTCAGGTCAAAGTAAAATTCATGCGCAGGGGCATCTTCGGGAGCGAACAAGGCCACCTTGTTACCATTGATGACTTGAATCAATAACAGATACTTTAGGTAGGTGGATTTCCCATAGTTACCAATTCCGGACAATAATGTAATCTCCCCCTTTTTATATTTGAAATAATAATCCAGGTCATCTATTCCGGTACTCATTGCACCCTGGTACCCGTTCAAATAAATATCAAGTGCCTCAGCTTTTACATCTTCACCAAAAATCACATCTTTAGGCCGGACTTCAAGGTCATAAATTGACGGGTCGAATTCAACCTCTTTTTTATCTATTTTATTTACGAGGGTTTCTCTACTGAACTCAGCCGTCCCAAAACCCACAGAATTGGCTTTATACGCGCTTTTAATCGTTCGAGTGGTTTCACCCTTACTGAAGTCGGTAACCCCGCTTAAAAACGACCCTGTGAAGTATTGCTCACATTCATATTCATTAATCCCAAACCTGCAACACGCTGAAGCTAATTTGTAGAGAAATAAGTTTCGCTCTCCGGTTCTAAAAGCATCGCCTTTATTCGATAGCCATTTTAGGATATTGTTAAAAGTTTCGCTCTGCGATGCGACTACCGATGTGACTTCTTTTGGCTCGATCAAATCCGCATAGGTATCGCAACTTTCATTGATTATAATCTCAGGGTCATAACTTTCGTAACAAACCCGGCTCGGATTGATTCCAGACCTGTCGGCTTCCGGAAAGTGCTTTTTCAACGCTTCGAAATGCTGACGGTGCTTTTTTCCGTCTTTCACTTTAACCAACGCCTTGACGCCTTTTCCGCTCGGACTAGTCCAAATGGCTTTAAAAAAAGTGTATTGGCAGAGGTCTGACTTGAACGATGACACATCTTCGAGGTCATCAAAGTCCAAAACAATGAATGCGCTATGTTCAATTAAATCTGAGTCTTGCCTGTTAGCTGCGAACTTGCCGGAGAAACAAACAGAGGGTAAATTCTTTTTCAGTTCGTTGGCCCGTTCTTTGTCAAGTGCCTGCCTAATCGCTTCAACTTTTACTTTCGACCTACCTTCTTTGATTCGGAGTAGGGCCTTGTCCACCGAAATGTAATTCGGTTCTTTGCTGAATATGTTTGAGTATATCGTTACCATTTGTCTCTTTCTGTTGGAACGTAAGAGGAACTAATTGCGTTTAAGTCTTTAACTATCTGAGCGAACCCGTTTTCTTTTTTAAAAGACCTTAAGCCTGTCAGGTATTTGTCCATTAGGAATGTCAACGACTGTAAACTTACATCAGGCATAATCCTTAGTAGGGTCTTGGCCATGTAATCAATCGTTTCATCTGAGTATGGATAAACCACTAAAAGATTTAGTTTAAATAATTCTCCCCCGATCAGGTCAGAGGTTGTTGAATTTTGATTTTTTTGTAATTCCATTATTTGTCTTGTTTTTAATTTGTTCCATTATTTCATTGAACTTACCATCTAGGACTTGCAGTTCTTTGTCCTTAAACCAATCAGGCAGGTTTAAACAGAAGTATTTGAAGGCTCCCACCAAATCCTGTTCGCTTGCATTAGGAAAGACCTTTTGCAATTTCTCGAGGATTGACTTTATTTTTTTTCCTTGCACCCCTCCGAAGCTCCATCCTACATGAAACTCTTTCAGCCAAAAATCAACTGCAAGTTGATATGTGTTATCTTTACTTGGTATATTAGTACTTAGTTTATTAGTACTTGGTATATTAGTACTTAGTAGTGTACGGTTTACCGTAGACGGTTCAACCGTTAACGGTCCCACCGTTGACGGCTCCACCGTTGACGGTTTTTCAGTAAGCGGTGGAACATTATTCCGTGGAACATTATTTTGGTTTGAAGGCTCTCCATTGAATGGTTTATCGTAAACAATATGCTCGTAAATGATTTTACCACTTTGTCGTTTCTCAACACTAATAATGTACCCACACTCTGTAAGTTCTTTGAAAATATTATTTAACTTGTCCCTGCCTATTTTTAGCTGACTATGTAAAGTCGTTTTGTAAATAACCCAGTCAGCGGGAAGGCTTAAAAAATATGCTAATAAACCAATCGCCTCAATACTTAAATCCGCTTTGAATATGTCATTCGGTAAGACGGTATAGTTTGATGCGTGTTTTGATTTATAAATTGCCATATTTTTAAATAAAAAAAGCCCGCTCTATACTTTTCTCAGTCAGATTGAGAATTTCTAAAAACGGGCAATAAAATCTTGAATCCCGTATCTGACACGGTTAATGCAAATTTACTCTCTTTGTAAAGTCTATGCAAACACTATGCATACACTTTACTAACAATGTGAATAGAGATGTTCACACTTTTTGGGGTTAAACTGATAGTTTTTTGATAAGGGATTTTAGTTCTGATTCACTCGCTTTGCCTCTGCCGATATAGACGTGCATCTTATGTTCAATGTCTACCGCCCACAACGTGTAGTTTCCATTCTCTACGCTAATATGACAGCCGTTAATGAATGACTTAATGTTTAACTGCATCCAATAACCGGAGCGGTCTGATAGCCATTTGCGTTTAAATCCGAGTTGTTTTAATTCTGTTTCGCTCATAATTCCTCCCTTTGGTTTTTAATCTCGTTGTAAAGGTCCTGGATTGTCTTGCGCTCATCCTGCCTGTAAGTAATCCACTCTCCACCGTATTTAATGGTTAAAAGAAAATGTCTAATTGCGTGATAATTGTAGGCGATTAGAATGATACAGAGTAGGAAGGGGCTGCCTAATAATCTTATAAGTATTTTCATAATGTGGGTTTTAAATCCCCCCACTAGATTAGCAGGGGGAGTTGTTACTACTTTCTTTTTTTGCCTAATGTGTACTTACCATCCGCACACACTACGTTCAATCCTTCACGTCTGAATACACTCATCTGTGCGCTCAGGCAATTAGAGTTGTTGAACTTCACGGTGTTCTGTGATACTTTTTTTCCGGCTAATAATAAGCTGCGGAGTTTTTCTGCTTTGCTTTTTGTTTTCATGGTTTGTTTTTTTATTGGTTTTGATTTCATTAATCTTCGTCCTCATCTTCAAAGTCGGATACTTCCGGCTTATTATCCCAATTTGCTATTTCACCACTTTCATCAATATTCAAGATTATGTAGTCACCGAAAGAACCTCTTTCCACATCTAAAATATCCGGCACATAACCTTCCTTAGTCAGTAAAATATTTCCTTCTGAGTCAGCCAAATGATAAATCCCATCGTCACAGATTTTATAATGTACATTGGCAACTACTCCTTTTGTCCAATTAGTAATTACACCACTTTCAATGTCAATTACCGGCTTCCATCTTTCGCCATCTCTACAAGGTATTAAATCCCCTTGCTCATCCTCTATACCGTTTACCGTTGCATCCTCCCAATAACGAACACCTGCATCTACTAATAGCGTCGTAAGATCCACTTCTTTTTTTGTTTTGATTTTTACTTTCATTTTTCTAGTTGTTTGATTTTTAAATTATACTTTGTGATTATTTCTTTATACTCATCCCTTGTTAACCTTTTAACCCGATTAAAGTCTGCTATGCTTTCAAGTTGATAGACTCTTTCTGGCCCGATCCGTTTTATTAATCCTTTCTTATACTCGTGGAAGTTGCCGTGCAATATCCTGTTACAATGGTGACATTGTGGCCAGACATTATCTTCGTTGAATATTAATCCAGTGTAGGCTTCGGCTGAAAAGAAGTGTCCTGCATCTATTTTACTTGTAACACTCTGACAACTGATACATTCATTTCCTTTAGTTAACCGAATCCATTTTTGAAAAACCGTCCTTGCCTTACCTTCCCACCAACTTAAAGTTTTGACTTCCTCTTTTAGTTCCTTTACACGCTTGTCGACTTCTTTGGGTGAGTTGTGGGTCTTGATACATTCGTACTTCGGGCAGCAAGGCTGAGTAGATTTGAACGGCTTAAATACTACCCCACAGTACTTGCAGATTTTGGGCTTGGTTTCTCTCATTCAATCTTTGATTTGTAGTGTTCAATTATCCTTTCCATTTCAGATTTATAGAACTTATCAAAGCTATCCTCATCCCCACCGCTCGCCTTGTTGACTAAAAAAAGAACGTTCCTTAATCTTTGAGCGGAGGACTTAGTTTTCTTACCGTTAACGATTTGCTCCCCGTCAATTAATTCTTCCTCAATCTTCGTTACGTTAGTGTCAGAGAGTAGGCATTTGACGTACTTGTTTCTGAATGAGAATAACCGTCCTACACTTTCAGCATCTAATTCCTGAGTGGCGAGGGTGAACACGACAGACCCATCCTGCCGTGTTTTTATCCCCTCTACCGAGCCGTCTGTTAATAGCTTCATAAATTAGCGAATCTGAAGATTTTGGTTTACCTGAATGTGCGCTCCGATTGTCAACTCACCCGCTTTAATAGCTGCTTTAATCGCAGTCTTATCCGGTTGGGTAGTTGTCTTAGTTACCATGAACTTCGCAGGGATAGATTCCACATCGTCAATCTCTACCGATTCAGAGGCACGGAATGAGATTTTTAAAAGCGGGGATTCAATTTTGCTAACACCAAAATGATTCATTCCTTCGGCTATAAATCGCTTCATTGTTTTGATAGACTTTTCCTCAGCCTCTTTTAATGCAGTTAATCGTTCAATATTAGCCGTCAGGATATCAATTCTTGACAAGCTGCTGACAATGGAAAGCCCGTGGTCAACAAAGATTTCGGTTGAACTCTCAGCCGTTAATGCTAATTCTTTCTCAATCTCAGGGGTTAATTCACCGCCATTTTCAACCAACTGATTGAAAAGGGCTTCCCTTTTTTGGTCTATTTTATAAAGTTGGTAGTTCATGCTGCTGCTTTTTTAGATTGGTTAATTAATTCCATTTTAACTTCTGCTGATACGACATACTTAGATTCAATCTGCTCCATCGTTCCTTTACCTGTTTGCAAGGCAATTAAGCAATTGTTAAAGTTCTCAGTACCTAGGTTTAGGAATGGTTTACTTGCCGCCTTTGGCTCTGGTTTCTTACTTGCCTCATTCCCATCGTCATCTTCAATCTCTAAGGATAATAGACTAGCAAGGGTGTATCTGCGATAGTAAGTAATAGCAGACCCAACCTGTTGAGGGGTAAGGTTAGTTGGTAGCGGGAGTGAACTTTCAATCACTTCAGCCCCCATCATAAGAACCGTGCTAACGTTACCGTCTTTAATCGGCTGCATTAATACGACTCCTAATTCCGACAGAATGGGTTTCACTTCTGAAATTATTTGAGTAAGTGTAGCGTACTTATTTTTGAAGTGGGGATTAACCCCATCCTTCTTAACCGCTTGCACTCGTTTTTGAAACTCTAATAGTTTTGATGTTAAATTTTCCATGATTGTTTTTTTTACAAGATTTAATTGATTGATTTTAGAAAGGGAGGTCTCCATTATCAGGTTGGTCAGCGATAGGCCAATTCTTTGCCGGAGCGTTATCAGTTGAACGTGCTACTTCATTAGACGTAGAGTCAATTCTCCACACCTCCAATGTGTTGAAGTACTTAGCCCCTTGTGGACCATTCCACTCACGGCCACGCAGATTGAATTGCACCTTAATCTCCTGCCCTTCATCGAACTTGTCTAACAGATTACACTTGTCTTGAGTGACTTGAAACGATACGTGTTGAGGATACTTACTATCCGCCTCAGTTGTCAATACAAACTCTCTCTTAGAGAACTTATCGCTAACCATTACCGTGTTTTCTTTTTTCTTTAATAATCCTGTGATTTCCATGTTTGTTTTTTTTATTTGTTTATTGATTCTATTGTTTTTTCTAGTTGCTCAATGCGTTTTTTGTACGTATCAATTATATCATTGTACGTTGCCGAATACATAGCATTTACTTTTTCTTCGACTTGTAGCCGATGAACTAACTCAGTTATCCGCTTATTCTGTTGCTCAATTAATTCTTGGTTACTCATGATTTCTTTTTTTAATATTGATATGATTGTAAAACTGATTGGACTTCCTGATACCAATCCTTACTTAGTGTGTCTGCTTGACTTATTAGTTCCTGACAGCAGAATATTGCAACTTCAAGTGAACCTGTGTTATCGATTAGATAATCTGCATATAGTTCCGGTGTCATAGTTTCCGAAGTGTTAGTTGGTGAATTTCCTCCTTGTCTAGCCCGATCGACTTGTAAAATACCAGGTGCTTTTCTGCCTCATGGCAGTCATTACAGAAGCGGTCCCCCTCATAATCAACTCCGAATCCTGAGTCGAAGTCTGCATCGCAGAGCATACACTTGTAGTCGTATGTCAGGACTTCTTTGTGGTAATAGATGCAAGCATCTGCTATTGGATTATCTGTTCTCATAGTAGTTTATGTATTAAATTGTTTAACTTAATTGCTTCCTGTTCAAACCGCATCCGGTGGCAACTTAGGGAGCGGGACTTATTCTTTAGGTCGTAGAGGTCGAAGGTTTCAATAGGGTGCTTGTTCATTGCCAATTCCATCAATCCCTCCTTTGCTTTAGTTAGCATTTCCACATCGTAAATGGTGGCCGGCTCGTATTTATTTATGCGTGAGAATTTCTCCTTTGTTATTACTTCCATGCTTTCTCGATTAAAAAAGTTATGATGAGAATAGCAGCTCCGAAGGATAAGGATAGGAGGCAGAAGAATGCTAACGGGTTGTTTGTTGCGAAGTCAATCATATTGATAGTATAAAAAGGGTTAATAATCCGATGAGCATTAAGGCTGCGAGGGTGAAGAATGCGATGTCAAATCGTCTGTTGACTTCTTGAATATCCTCGTCTTTCTCAATTAATTCCAGAAGTTCTTTGTCTGCTTTCATTACTTGTGATTTTAAGATTGTTTCTATTTCCTGTGAAGTTGCCTCACGCATTAATCCGATCGTGGTACACCAATCCGGCTGAATTCTATACACTCCTTCGGTAAATGATTCGGAGTAGTATATTCTCTTATCACTTAGGCTAGTGAATTTGAAGAAGAGTTCATCATTCACACCCGCCCACAAGTACCATCTGCCTACTTTACATTCTGTTGCTTTCATGTTTCTGTTTTTTAGCGTTATTAATTCCTATTATTACTGCTCTTATTATTATCAGGGCCGAGAGGATGGGGAGGATGAGAATCATTTTACCGAGTTATAATGTCTTAGCTTCTGCGCCCAAGACCGATTAATACTTTCCTGTTTCTGCTTCTCCAATTCCTTTAAGTATTCTAGTTGTGCGAATACCCTACGGTTATCTTTGACGGAGGATAGATTGCGGAGGATTACTATCATTAGTCTTGGTCTTGATTGATTAATACTTTAGCCGCCTTAGATTTAATCTCAATCCTTTTGGCTATTAGATAGTCGTTAATCTTATCGTACACATTCTGGGTGCAAGTGCCCATTTTGATCGCAGAGCGGACGGTACGGTAGTTCAGATTCATTTCTGAGGCGGAACGCATAATGCCATATCCTTTCAGTTCGGTTTCCCAATTTTTTAAAAGTTTCTTTGGTATTGTCATAATATTTGTATATTTGTGTTATAATTGTTTGACAAATATATACACTATACATAGAATATGCAAATTATTTGTCAAGTATTTTATTAACATAACAATGTTTAAAACCGGGAACCATGAAAAAAGAAACATTAGGAGAGCGAGTGAAGCTCTTAAGAAAGGCTTACGGCCTTAGTCAGTCGGGGTTTGCGCAAGAGATTAATATGTCTCATATCGCAATCGGCAATTTAGAAAGAGGGCTAGCGACCAACCCGCAACCCGATACTATACATAGTATTGTTAATAAGTTTGGGACCACAAGCGAGTGGTTAATGGAGGGAAAAGGCGAGATGTTGCCGAAGGGCGTGTCTATTTTGGAGCAGAAAGAAGCCCCAGGCCAGAACATTTACCAGGACACCTTGTATAAGGAGTTGAGAGACCAGATTGAATTTCTGCGGGATATGCTGCGAGCGAGGTCTTTTCACAAGGTCACTAACCTTCCGAGTCTGCGAAAAAAACGCAGATCGTTAGTGGCCAAGACGGCATAATTTGTCGTCAATCGGGATGCCTTATTTTTATAATAAGGTATATGGTTCTACTTAACATAATGTTAATCATGGGCCGCCCGATAAAAGCTAACTATTTAAGTATTAAATAATCAAGAATATTGTTAAAGTATAATTATGCAATTTGCAAACCATGAAAACACACATAGCAAGCCCCGCAAAGAGGGTATTAGTATTAGGTGCAAAAGAGTTACTTCTGACCCGTGAATTTATAAATTTATGTCAAACCAGCGCATTCTCCGGAATTAATAATTTCAGCAGGGTTAATGAAACTAGGGAGTTCTTTTACCAGTGGCATTTAAAGGAAATATCTAAAAAAGTTAACAAAGCAAATAGGGGGGGGCATCTTACATTAACATCTCCTGAAGTTAAGACCTTGAATGCAATGTATCAGCGGGTAGAATCAGACGAAATACTCAGGTCCTTGTTTCTCAAACTAAGATAATCGGAATTAATCCGACTATTAATTATTAATTTTACATTAAAAACCACCAAACATGAAAAAAGTAATCTCAATATCAGCATTATTAGCCATGTTCTCATGCGCAACAATAGCACCGGTAGCCAACAATAACACCAACGGCTCAGCCTGTCAGCATCCGCAATACATTGTTACGGTTGCGAAATTAACAGGAACACTAACCACATCAGCCCACCTTTATACATTAACTAAAGAAGCCCAAACAAATTACGGCCAAGATGTTACTATTCAGAACATTCGTTATGATCGGGTGAAGGGAAAGATTGTATCTGTGGTTTACGATGTAGTAAAATGTGATACTATTTTTGGAAAATAGTTCCCGTACCAAGTAGTAACCATCTTGCATTAACACGAGGAAAAGCCCGAAGTATCGCACAGATATACTCATAACCAGGCTTATTCTTTTCCTTAATTATCTTATCAGTAGTGGCAGGACCCTGACTTATTGTAACAGAGAATGAGTTGGGGTTCATGCCATACACCTGCATTATAAATTTAATTCTTTCTCCTATGGTCTGTGGGGATTCCATTCTGTGAATATAAAGGTAATAACTAAATTTGGAAATATAGCGAAAAGTTGATATCTTGCAAGTCAAAATAATGATTATCAGTGGCAAAGTTTCAGAAAGGCACTCCAAAACTAGGAGGACGAGAGAAGGGCGTAGCTAATAAAGTAACGCAAGATGCACGCAAATTATTTACCTACACCCTAGAGCGTCAGGTGGTACATATTCATGATGCATTTATGGAAGTGCGAGAGAAAGACCCTGCAAAGTTCTTAGAACTATTCGCTAAGTATGCACAATACTTTGTTCCCAAGCAGGTTGACATCACCACCAACGGCGAGCAGGTAAGGCAGGTATTTAAGATTGGAAACGTTGAGGTTGAACTTTGACGAAACAAATCATATTTGAATCTTTCCCAAAGCAGGAGGAGTTCCTTGAAGCGGTATTCTCTAATAAGTTCAATATTATTCTTTATGGAGGTGCAATTAGGGGGGGCAAGACCTTTGCCGGCATAGGAGCATTATTACTACTCTCTAAGATGTACCCTGGTTCTAAATGGGTAATTGTCCGTAATACGTTACAGACATTAAAGTTAAATACTATCCCATCCTTCCGGAAGATTTGCCCTCAATCATTCATTAAGACATACAACCAAGATACCCAGACCGTAACATTCAATAATGGAAGTCAATTAATCTTCCTAGGCGAGAACTTTGCAGACGATAAAGAGTTAAACCGGTTTAAGGGATTGGAGTGTAACGGGTTCCTATTAGAAGAAATTAACGAACTTCAGCAAAAGACTTTCTATAAGTGCATTGAGCGTGCCGGCTCTCAAATTATCAGCAAGCAACCCAAACCATTAATACTTGCAACGTGCAACCCTGCGAGTAATTGGGTTAAGGATTTATTCTATGACCGGTGGAAATTAAATTCCCTGCCGCATAATTGGCTTTACATTCCATCCAAAATTACAGACAATCCATTCATTCCAGAAGATTACAAAGAATCACTTAAGACCATGCCACCTTATGAATACGAGGTGTTTGTTAATGGTAATTGGGATTTGCAGGAAAGAAACGGAGCGGAGTTTTACAAGTACTTCAGTTTGGATAAACACGTGGCACCATGTAATTACGAACCATCCCTACCTCTGCACATTAGTTGGGATGAGAACGTTAACCCATATTTACCCTGCGGCATCTTCCAGGTGCAGGGAAAGGACATTCGATTTATAGATTTGATCTTAGGTATTAATCCTAAGAATACGATAAAAGATGTGTGTAGGGAGTTCACTAACAGATACCCTCATCACAAGTCTGGACTATTTGTGTATGGGGATGCTACCTCACAGAAAGAAGATGTCAAGCAAGAGAAGGGATATAACTTTTTCAGCATGGTGCTTAAAGAGCTTCATAAATACAATCCCCAGAAAAGAGTGCCGCCGAGTAACCCATCAGTAGTTATGCGGGGGCAATTCTTTAACGGTGTTCTTTACAACAATTATGCCGGCATCACTTTTAAAATCGCACCTCACTTAAAAGAAGCTATCACAGACTTTAGCAACACCAAAGAAGCGGCAGACGGGACCAAAGCTAAGATAACGGTGAAAGATGCTAAGAGCGGAGTGTCTTATCAGCAATACGGACACATCACAGACCTATCAGATTATCTACTCTGCAAGCTATTCCCATCAGACTATCAATCATTCCAGACAGGTGGAGTGGTTAGTTTTTCACGAAGTGGTGGAGGAAATAAGAGCGAGCGACTGCGCCTGTAAATTAATGTAACAATCACCCATTTTATTTTAAACCCTCGGTATTTTTGCAGTAATGGCAAGATTACTCAGGGATTTAGATTATTTGCGTGTTATCCAATCGGACAACCTATCTCAGATAATTGAAGCCAATCAACAGGTTAAGCTAGATGTGGAGCAATCTGCACAGGCTGAAATGATTTCTTATCTAGCGCAACGCTACAACGTATCTGAAGTGTTTTCCGACACTACTGTATTTAGCGATAGTGTAGTTTATTATGGGAAGAATTTAGTTGAATATACTGAGACTGCATTCAGCGCAACAGCCACCTATTCACAAGGTGATAGAGTAGTTTATTTATCTAAGATATACGAAGCTAACACCGCAGTAACTGCCGGTGCATTTGATGCTTCAGAATGGGACTACATCTGCGCTGACAAAGCGTTATTCTATGCTAAATTACCCTACTCACAATACAACCCTGATACTTCTTACGAGATAGGTTTTACGGTATGGTTTGAGAACAAGACCTACACTTCCCTTCAGAAATGCAAGAACATCGACCCAAGTAATACGGCATTCTGGGGAACCGGAACTGAATACTCATTCTCCGGTCAATTGCCTGATGATACAAATTATTGGGCAGCGGGAGATAACAGGAATCAACAAATAGTATTATTTCTGATTGACATTACCCTCTATCACCTTCACTCACGAATCAATCCGAGGAACATTCCCGATTTAAGGAAGGAGCGATACAATGGTAACAGTCCTACAGATAGCGGTGGTGCGATTGGCTGGTTGAAGTCTGTTGCTCACGGTAACGTGCAAGCAGATTTACCAGTCTATACCCCGCAACAAGGATTATCAATGAGATACGGCAATGCTGCCACCTTTGATGGTCCATCACCTAACATGATGTGGTAGTGAAAAACATTGAACGTATAAAAAATAAAGCGCAAAGCACTCCACAAGAAGCGAAGGCTTATAACGCTATTAAAATACCTACTCAGTTATTCCGTATCACTACGGACTTAAGTAAGTACCGGATAGCGGTTAGTGCTGCTGAGAATATTTATAACCCTCAGCGATACACCCTATATCAACTATACCAACAAACCGAACTAGATGCACAGGTAACTGCGTGTATTCAACAGGCGAAGGACTTAGTTCTTTCCTGCGAGTTTTGCGTTTATAACAAGGACGGTTCTGAGAATGAGGAAAAGACTAAACTAATCAGACAGAAGTGGTTTAGGGAATACCTGGATTACGCAATGGATGCGGTCTATTGGGGACACTCCTTAATTCAGTTCGAAGATATTATCTCAATGAACGGGATTGATATCTTTAAAGAAGTTGAGTTGGTCCCTAGGATGTACGTCAAACCAGAGTTTCACATGGTTATGGCTTCGACTGCTAGTCTTCCACCGGATGGTATTGACTACTTAGAACAGCCGTATATAAATTGGAGTATATCAGTCGGTAAGTCAAGAGACTTAGGTTTGTTTCTAAAAATCACACCCCTTGTAATTTGGAAAAAGAATGCCATCGGGGCATGGGCTGAATTTATTGAAAAGTTTGGTTCACCTATTCGTATTGGGAAAACAGATTCAACAGATCAGCAGTCAGTCGATAACATGGAAGGCATGCTTCGTAATATGGGAGTAGCCGCATGGGGTCTATTCAAGACGGACGATATTATAGAATTAGTAGAGTCTAGTCATACAGATGCTTATGAAGTCTTTGATAAGATGATTGAGCGGTGTAATTCAGAGATAGCGAAGTTAATCCTAGGTCAGACAATGACTACCGATAACGGTTCTAGTAGAAGTCAGGCAGAGGTTCACGAGCGTATGCTTGACATGATGGGCTATCGCTTAAAACAATTCATTTATTCAGTTAATAACAATCAGTTAATTCCAATGATGAACGCTCTAGGCTTCGGTCTGGATGGTTGTTATATTGAGATTGAGAGCGAAGATGAGTTTAGCCTTGAAGATAAAGGGAAATTTGATATTGAATTATTAAAGACCGGTAAGTACAAGTTTACACCGGAATATTTGAAGGAGAAATACGGAACCGAGGTAATGGAGGTTGAAGAACCTAAAGAGGATAAGAGTTTAGCTAAGTATAAAAACGTTCTTTCACAAGTTTATCCGGATTAAATGTGTTCGGTCTGCGAAGTACATAACAAGTACGATGAGAAGCCTATACATCTGTTTACGCAGGAGGAAATAGATATGATTATCCTTGCCATTTATGCAGGAACTATATCTACTCATAACCTTGACGTAACGACATACCTAAAGACAGCCCGTAAGCTGTCTGAGGGTGTGTTTGATGGCTATGGCAAAGGACTGAATGACGTTGTCTATGCTTCTGAAGATTACTACATGCTTAAGGCATTAACAGACAACGTTTATATTTTCTCCGGCGCAAAGACTTATCAGCAGACCAGAGAAATTACTGATTTGCTTTTAAAGAGTAAGATAGAGGTCAGATTGTTTGAGGACTTTAAAAAAGAGGCTACAAAGATATTCGTTAACTACAACGAGAATTATCTAAGGGCTGAATACAACTCGGCAATCGCTCAGGCAAGGACCGCAAGTCAATGGCAGGAGATACAGAGGGAGGTTGAATTCTTGCCGATGCTTACTTATCACACGGTAGGGGATGGAAGGGTAAGACCAACCCATCAGGCATTGAATGATATCGCTCGACCGGTTGAAGATAAGTTTTGGGACATCTACATGCCGCCTAATGGATGGAATTGCAGATGTACTGTATTACAGGATAGCGAGGCTAAAAAGACTAGTTTAAAAGGATTTAAAGCCCCTGACGATGTGCCGGAGGTGTTTAAATTTAATGCCGGCAAGGATAGGATTATTTTTAGCAATAAGCACCCTTATTATGACATAGCACCACAAGACAAGTCTTTTGCCCGTCAGAACTTTAATCTGCCATTACCATGAGTTTCAATGAAGCAAGGAAAATACTAGCCGATTTAAAGCGGTTTGAGTCGCAGTTACCTGCGGTAGTGTCCGAGAT